AACTTTTTCTGGTGGCAACCTGGTATATCGTTCCGCTCATGCCCAGCAAGAAGCCTGCCGCCCCCACCGACCCCAAGCCCGGCGACCCCAAGCCCAAGTCCAAGGCCAAGCTCATGGCGAAGACGGCTGTACCGCCCCGTCCCAAGCCCCGCACCAGTGCTCGACCCGGCGACGCTGCGCCGAAGCCCGGAGTAAACCGGGGGCGACAAGCGCAGGTGCCCAAGGCATCGCGCCCATACTTCGAGCAGTCCAACTTCAACTCGCCGAAGGTTGAGAAGTCCAAGACCAAGATCAACGATATGTACGTCAAGCACCTGAGAAGGCAAGGCTGGACGGACGCCGACCTCTACGCCGATCGGTTCCAAGGCAAAAAGAATCCCAAGCCCAAGACAACGCAGATCAGTTCCACGGCCAAGCCTGGCAGCTCCGCTTCCAACTCCGTCCGTGGCAATGTTGCCCGAGGAGGTGCTGCTGGCGCCCGTGGCAATTCGGGCGGTGGCATCGGCGGACGCGGCGGCGGACGGTTGTTCGCCCGTGGCAAGTAGAACGACCAGGATCAACCGGAACTACAAAGGACACCAACATGGCTGACACCGGAGCACAGAAGTACCTCACGGCGCTGGAGAAGAAGCGCAAGAACGAAGACCGCAGCACCGGCGTCCGCAAGGGTGACGCCCAGGTAGCCAAGGAGCAGAAGGCAAAGGCTGCCAAGACCGAGGATTCAGCCGCTCGACGCTCTGCGTCCAAGCCGTCTGCACCGAAGCCTGCACCCAAGACTGGTCCAACTCGAGATGCTCCGGCGTATCGAGGTGCGAACAAGTCCAAGTCATCCGACACAAAGCCGGGCCGTGGCTCACTGGGTACCACGAACCGTTCGCGCGACGCCGCCAAGTCGAACAAGAGCAAGGGTTCGTCGAAGGAAGGCCCGAACGCAACGGCCATCGCCGCCGGGATGGGAGCACTGGGTGCCGCCTCGGCAGCGGCATCCAGATCCTCGAGCAAGCCGTTGACAACTCCTCGCACTCCTGCGCCCCAGGTGCGTGTTGGCAACTCGGTCGTCCCCAAGAGCAAACTCGGAAGTCCCAGCCAGTATCGGACCCCGAAGTACCCGCAGTATGGCGGTCGGGCCCGTGGCGGTGGCGGCAGCGCCATCCTCCGTGGTGGCGGCGGCATTCGAGGGCGCTGATCATGGCGATCAAGCGCGGCTCGGAGACGTTCGCTGGCTACAACAAGCCCAAGCGCACACCGAATCACCCGACGAAGTCGCACGCCGTGCTGGCGAAGTCGGGCGATCAGGTGAAGCTGATCCGGTTCGGCCAGCAAGGCGTGCGGGGTGCCGGCAAGAACCCAACGTCCGCCAAGGACAAGGCACGCAAGAAGTCGTACTACGCTCGGCACAACGCCCAGGACTCGTCGCCCGACAAGATGTCGGCGCGCTACTGGAGCCACAAGGTCAAGTGGTGAGGCGTAGACTGATGCAATGGCTTGGGTTTCTGATCGACGGCGCCATCGGCATCGGTCTGTGCGTCCTGTTTCTGGCGGTGACGATCATCGCCGTGTGCGACTGGCGCAAGATGGCGCGCAAGACGCCGCCTCGAGGGACGGCGGATCAGCCGTTCCCCCGGAAAGACTGAGCGCCGACGAACTCTGGGTGGCCCAGCGGGGCCGCCCGGTGCTGACGGTGATCGACGGTGATGGCGAACTTGTTGCGCCAATGCACCGCGCGTCGCTACGCATTGTGTAACGTGCCAGCCATCGAAGTCCCGACGAACGATGGAGGTTCTGGGCAATGGCAGACAACAACGGTCAGTTGATCACGCACGGTTTGGTGGGCACCACCGCTGAGACCTCGTACCTGACGTCATCCGTCAACCAGGTGGCGGTGCGCAACACTCATGCGTCGCAGACGCTGGCGGTGCGCGTGTTCACCGGCAACACGGCTGCCGCTGCGGCAGCCAGGGCCGACGCCACCGATGCGGTGGCGCTGGCCGACGAGAACTGGTTCGTTCCGGCCGGTGCCCGAGTCGTCGTGTTCAAGTCGCCTCGCGCCAAGTACGTTGCGCTGTCCGTGCTTGGCTCGGGCGCGTCGACCCCGTACGTGACCGAAGGGTCCGACTGGTTCGACTGATGACTGCTCCACGCAAACCCAACCAAGTAGTCGGGGTTGCACCAGTTGGAGTGGAAACCAATGGCGCCGGGTTCTCTGCTGTCGGCACATCGGTTCTCGATTCGTTCTTCGTGCAGACTCCATACGTCGGCAGCGGTGTCGGCTACAACCAGGGTTCCGGTTCGCTCAACATCACCACCGGTGTTGCGACGAATGCCGAGTTCCTGGCTCGCAGCAAGTGCGCGTTTTCCGGCCCGCTGCGGATGCGGTTCTCGCTGACTGCATCGCAGCGAATCGTCAACAACAACTTGGCTGTCATGCTGGCCGACCTGATTGGCGAGAACCTGGCGTACACGATCGTCAACTCGACGACCGTGGATGTGCAGATCGTGCGCCACGGCTTCACTGCCCAGATGGTCGGCCAGTTCGTCAACATTGCTGCTATCACCGGTGCAGCAGGCGTGCCCGGTCGATACGCGATCGCCTCGATCCCTGGCGTCGACACCATCCGATTCACCGTGGCTGGCTGGCCGGCGTCGGGCAGCGGCCTGTGTACCGTGTTCGGTCGGAACTACATCCGCAACCTGGTCACGGGTGCCACGGCGACGGCCATCAACTTCGATGCGCAGCGCAACGGCTGGGCGACTGGTGACACCGCTGGCACGGTGAACACCACGGCATCGCCTGGCACCGTGGTGATGAACGACTGGACCGGACGAGACCTGTTCTTCTCGGATGCGTTGCGCGCGTCGGCCACCGGCCCGAACTTCACCACGCGTGCATCGCGCTACGAGAACCTGCCGGATCTGACCGATCGTCTGTACGTGTTCATTTGGTCGTTCAACGGCACGACGGCCCCGGCATCGACGACGACGTGGACGCTCGGCCATCTGACAATCGAGAACCACCCTGCGCAGGCGGTGATGCTTGCTGGCGTGCGCTCCCAAGGCACACAGAATCCCTTGCCGGTGGCATTGACCACCAGTGCGGCGACCGTTGGTGCGGTTAGCATCGCTCCGGGGTCAACGCTGGCCGCTGTCACGTCGGCCAACCTTGGGATTCCTGCCATCGTCAACGACGTTGCTTCGGCGGCGATTACGAGCACGGCCACGGTGGCTGCAATCACGCCAGGCTTCGGCACATCGTACGAGGTCAACATCCCCGTCACGGCGGTCAGCGGCACCAGCCCGACAATGGATGTGTCGATCGAAGAGTCCGACGACAGCGGCACGAACTGGTACAAGGTCTACGACTTCCCGCGCATCACGGCCGTCGGCATGTACCGCTCGCCGGTGTTGCCGTTGGCCGGCAACCGTGTTCGGTACGTTCAGACTCTCGGCGGCACAACGCCGTCGTTTACCCGTGCGATCAACCGGTTGCAGTTATCGCGCGACGTGTTTGCCACGCGCCAGTTGATCGATCGAACGATCGTGTTGACGACCTTGAACTCGACGACGGCTCAGTTGCAGACCCAGGACTGCGGCAACCGTGTGCAGTTGGTCATCAACGTGGGTGCTATCACGACGACTGCACCCGCTCTCCAGATGGAAGGCTCCGACGACAACGGCGCAACGTGGTACAGCGTTGGCTCGCCATTGACGGCGGTGGCGTCGAGCACGGTGCAGATCGGTATCAACAACGTCCACACTCAACTCATGCGCGCTCGCGTGTCGACGGCCGGTGTTGGCGTCACAGCAGGGTACGTGTTGATCAAGGCGCACGACTGAGAGGCGATGATGAGTCCCGAGGAATTGATCGTCTTGCTCGAACGGCGTCAGCACTGGCTGGCTGAACAGCGGCTGGTTTCCGTGAGCAGCGGAGACATCGCAGGCATGGACGCGATCGACCAACAGATTGCTGGCTGCGAAGCAAGCATCACGGTCCTTCGGGCTGGGCTGGCTACGTGATGGTTGCTCTGCTCACCAATCCATTGGCCGAGAGGCCATGAGCTAATCGACGGGAGGAAATGCTTATGTCAACAGTCAACAATCGACCCAGCACTCCGCTGGTCACGCAACTGGACAACGACGACGAAATCTACGCCATGCGCGTGATCAGCGACAGGGCCGAGTTGGTGCGAACCACAATGGCAGTAGTGGGTGCTGCTGCGGCTCGAACCCCGAATCTGCAAACCTTCCTGGCGAACGGCACGTGGACGAAGCCGACCGATGCTGCTTACACGTGGGCGCAGGTCACGGTGGTGGGCGGCGGCGGTGGTGGTGGTTCTGGCCGTCGCGGTGCAGCGGGCACGGTGCGTTGTGGTGGTCAGGCTGGCGGCAGTGGCGGCGTGTCCATCGCAACGTTCAACGTCGCTGACCTGCCCAACACTGTGTCGGTCACGGTCGGTGCTGGTGGCGCAGGTGGGTTGGTTGTCACGACTGACGATACGAACGGCAACAACGGCGGCGCTGGTGGATCGACGACGTTCGGATCACTCTTGGCGACAAACACCAGCGGTGGTGGCGGTGGTGGACTGAACAACGGCTCAACCTCGACGGGGTTCGGTGGTTCCGGCAATGTGTTTGGTGCGCTTGGTGTTTCAAGTCCGTCAACAACCGGTGGCGCTGGCTCCGCTGCCCAGAACCGGTTTGCGACATCCACTGGTGGCGCTGGTGGCGGTTTGACCGCAGCGAACGTTTCATCGGTTGGTGGCTTGGGCGGCTCTACGTGCACGGTTCAGGCCAACCCAGCCGCAGGTACTGCTGATGGCGGTGCTGGTGGCGCAGGCGTGAACTCAACGATTCAGCCAGGCGCTTTCGGCGGCTCGTCGGGTGGAGGCGGTGGTGCGGGCAACGCAGCCGGGACCATTGCCGGTGGTGCTGGTGGTGCGTCTGGCTACGGCTCCGGCGGTGGTGGTGGTGGCGCATCGACCAACGGTGCAAACAGTGGCGCAGGTGGCGCAGGAGGCGGAGGTTTCGTCATGGTGGTGTGTTTCTGATGGGCGTTCAACGCTGGCTCATCCTCGACGCCGATGGCGTAGTGCAGAACGTCGTCATGTGGGACGCCGACGCGAACCCGGACTGGCAACCGCTCGAAGGCTTTACTGCTATCCCCGACGACGGTCGAGACTTCAACTCGGCCAACGACCAGCAGCCAACGACTGACGACACGATTGATGCGTTGCTGCAGGCGATCAAAGCACTTGCTGCCAACAAGCGTGCCGAGGCGACCAGCATCCTGTCTGGGCTGGACGCCACACCACCTGCCTAATGGCTCCTCGGCCTGCCGCAAACCCTCGCAAGTCGGCGCGTGGGTACGCTGCGAACCCTGAATCGCGCCGCAAGAAGGCTGCGTACGACACCAAGTTCGGCCAGAAACCCGATCAGCGGGCCAAGCGGGCTGAACTGGCTGCCGAGCGCCGCAAACGGGGCATGATGGGCAAGGGCGGGCCCGATCTGTCGCACACCAAGGACGGCAAACTGGTGCGTGAGGCCCCTGCGGCCAACCGGGGACGGAACCGAAGCAAGAAGTAGGCGTGTAGAGTCCCCGCGATGACCGATCTAGTCGATGATCCGTGGGCCAACCTGCGCACCAAGCCCAAGGAAGACCCCCAAGCCCGTCGCTACGAGACGATGAAGGCGTATCAGGGCAAGTCCATCGAGGCAAACCGCCGCAAGGACCGCTTCATCGAGCTGATCGGCACCGGCAGCACCATCGACGAGGCGTTGGCCGAGGTCGGCGTAGGCCGCAACGCCTACAAGCAGTGGCGCAACCGTGATCGGTCGTTCGCAGCGCGTGTCGATGTCGCCCGAGCGGGCAAGAACGTGCTCCGAGGCGAGTATTCGGGCGGCCACGCCGAGTACGCCGAGCGGTACTTCGGCATGTCGTATGCCTGGTTCCAGTTGCTGTTCATTCAGGAGCTAGAGAACCTGCCTCCGGGCAACATCCTCATGGCGCTGTGGCCGCCCGAGCACGGCAAGACCACGACCTACGAGAACTACGCGTCCGAGACGTTGGCCCGGCACCCCGACCGACGCATGACCGTGGCTGGTGGCAACCTGCGCATCGCGCAGAAGATCCTTGAGCGCGTGAAACGACGCATGGAACCGGACGGCCCGTACCCCCAGTACGTCAACGACTGGGGTCCGTTCAAGCCGCCGACCGGCCAGGGCCGTGACCGGATGATCGCCCAGCCGTGGGGGTCCGGCTACTTCAACGTGTTCAAGAAGTCGTCGCACGACGAACGCGACTACTCGATGCAGGCGCTGGGCTTCAAGAGCGAGATCGTGTCGACCCGTACCGACCATCTGCACATCGACGACCTGCAGTCCACCAAGACGCTGAACCTGACCGACTCGATGGAGGAGTGGCTGCGCCAAGACGCACTGTCGCGTCCCGGCGAGTACGGCATCACCACGATTGCGGGCACGCGCGTGGGCGATGACGACATCTACAGCCGTCTGGCGAACGACGACTCGCTGTCGGGCATCCTGAAGGTCATCAAGTTCAAAGCCATCCGCACTGACCCGATCACCGGCGAGCAGCAGGCGCTGTGGCCCGAGCGGTACAACCTCGACCAGTTGGACCGCCAGCGCCGCAAGGTCGGCCAGGAGGCGTGGGACCGCAACTACATGCAGGAGCCGGGCGCGTCGAACACCGACCGGGTGTTCACCGACGAGATGATCGACCGCTGCAAGAACCCGCTGCTGTCGTTGAAGCACAACGTCACCCCCGGCAACATCGTCTACGTCGGCCTCGACCCGGCGCTCGGCGGCCAGAACTGCGTCATTGCGTGCGAGGCGACGCCCGAGGGCCAACTGATCGTGCGTCGTATTCGTGAAGACGCCGGCCTGCAGCGCAACGAGCAGATCATGCAGTGCGTCAACGACGTGGTGGCCTGGTGCAACCTGAGTGGCTACGTCACCGACGTCGTCGTGGAGTCGATGAACTTCCAGCGCGGCCTGGCTCGAGATGAGCGCCTGCTGGACATGCAGTCGCACTACGGCTTCGCACTGCGCGAGCACCTGACGGGCTGGAACAAGTACGACGAGAACATCGGCGTAGCGTCGATGTGCGAGTCGTTCCTGCGCGAAGAGATCATCATTCCCTGGGCCGACGACGACTTGACTCGCAACGAGATGGAGGAGTTGGTGCGTCAGTTGCGTGCGTGGAAGCCGGGCAAGCGCGGCACCAAGTTGCGCCAGGACCGGGTGATGGCGCTGTGGTTCGTGTGGATTCTGTGGCGCCAGCGATACAAGCGCACGGATCTTGGTGCAGCGAATACCGGCCAGTGGCAGACAAGAGCGGTACCGTGGAAGCAGACCAGCAGCAGTCTGATCATCCCCATTGGAGCGCGCCTGTGAGAACCTTCGACGAGATCGTGCAGATCGTGTTGGACCTGCAACGCATCCAGGGCCCAACGCTGTTGGCGATGAAGGATGTGCTCGACCGCTACGACGGCGACTGGGTGATCCCGATGCCATCGTTGAACGACGAGCCACGCCTGCCTCCGCTGACCCCGGCGCTGATTGGTGAGGCCGTCGATTCGATGGCAATGCGCGCATCGAGCGTGCGGCCGACCGTGTACTCGCCTGCCATCGATCCATCGAAGGACACGGGCCGTCGCTCGCGTGCGTACGCCACGACCCGGCGCAAGATCATCGCTGCGACGTACCACGAATCGAAGTGGTTGCTCGGCCGTCGCCGTTTCTACCGGCAACTGGCGGCGTACCACACCGGCTCGCTGGTCGTGGTGCCCGACTTCGAGACGAAGATGCCCCGCATCGAGGTTCGTGATCCGCTGAGTTCGCTCGTCGAGCCGCAGGCCAACGAGCAGTTGCGGCCACCGGACTACTGCGCGTTCATCACACGCCACTCGGGCGAGCACCTCCGTCGGTTGTACCCACGCGCGCGTAGTGAGCAGGGTGGTCCAATCCCGCCGATGGAAGCACACGAGATGTGGGACTGCGTGGAGTGGTTCGACCTGGATCAGATCGTGTTCGGCATCGTCGGCCCGGTGCGTGACTACGTCAACACCTACTACAACCGCACCATGTCTGCACCGTGGATGCAGTTGAGCCCTGCGTATCCGAACCGTGCGGAGATCGTCCCGGCCGTCGTGCCGCACAACGTGTCGCTCGGCAAGATTGCCAGCCGTATCGGCTCCATGCTCGGCAACGTCGACCTGCAGGCGAAGCTCATGGCGTTGGACATCGTCGCCCAGGAGAAGGCGATCTTCCCCGACATGTACGCGATCGGCCGGCAGAGCGGAATGCCCCAGGTCGTCGGCGGCCAGTGGAAGGACGGACGCGAGGGCGAGATCAACATGGTGCTTGACGTGGAGTCGATCGGAATGCTACGCAACACGCCCGATCAGCGCACCGGCCAGATCATCGACCGCTTGGAGCGCAACTTCCGTGTCTCCACCGGCCTTGTCCCCCAAACGGGGGGTGAAACGTACGGCGCGCTGCGCACCGGCGCTGGCATCAACGCCCTCGCTGGCATGGCCGTTGATCACCGCATTCAGGAACTGCATGAGATCAGCGAGGCGTACATGCCGCACCTGAACCATGCGATCCTGGCGACCTACAAGGGCTACTGGCCCGATCAGAAGTACGTCCTGTTCTCGGGCTGGCCCGACGATCCGGGTCGTGTGTCGTTCACGCCCGAGGAGCACATCGAGACGTACGACAACACGGTGTCGTACGCCATCGCTGGCGCCGACGTCGTGCAGCAGACGCAGATTCTTGGCTCGCTGTTGGGCACGGGCACCATCAGCCGTCGCACGTTCCGTCAGAAGCATCCGTGGATCAACGATCCCGAGGCCGAGGGCGCGCTGGTAGACGAGGAGCAGTTCGAGGAAGCGTTGAAGCAGTCGATCATCCAGCAGTTGGCAACCGGGCAGATGCCGTTGCCGGTGGCGGCGATGATCCGTCGTGAACTGTCCGGCGGCGAGGACATCTTCACCGCCGTCGAGAAGGCCGACAAGATGATGCGCGAGCGTCAGGCAACCCCTGCACCAGCCGCACCGGAAGGTATGGTGGCACCGCCCGAATCCATGCCTGGCATGGCCGGTGGCCCTGGGGCGCTACAGCAGCCGTCCCCCGCAATCGCACCTCCCGAGCAGCAGCAGATCGAGGTGCCAGGTGACGTTCAGCGGATGCGTCAATTGATGCAGGTCATGGGAGGCTGACGTGCCGAGAAAGCGCAAGACGCAGAGCGGGATGCCCGCTCAACCCATCAAGGCAGTGCCCGGCACCGGCTACGGTCAGGGCATCAAGCAGGAACAGTTCGCACGGCAAATGCCTGCACCCAATGTGCGTGCTGGGGCCGCAAGGCCCTCCGTATTGGCTCCGATGCGCCCCCAAGCATCGAGGCCCACGGCCCCAGCCGCACAACCTCCGCAGCCGGTAGCGCAACAGATGACATCGCCACAGAGGCCCGACCTCATGGCAATCGCTCAGCAGATGCGTGGCGGCGGTGGGTTGCTCCAGAGTCCAACGGCACGACCGAACGAACCTGTCACCGCCGGTCTGCGCATCGGGCCGGGAGGTGGCCCCGAGATGCTGTCGCGTCCGTACGGCAGCCCGTTGACCGACATGATGATGCAACTCTCACGCGCCACCGGCGATCCGTACTTCGCTGACTTGGCGCAGAGGAGTCGGGCGTGACCGACTGGAGCAACTGGAACCCTGAGTCCGAACTGATCACGGCGATCCAGAAGAACATCGACATCAACAACCGTGTTCGTTTGGTGACCAGCATCAACCCATTGGTGCGCAACGACGCGCAGTTGGCGATGCGAATGGCCTCGTTGCCGATCTCGACGGACCAGTTGGGTACCAACTCGTTTGCGTTGGCAGGCATGATGGCGGCCGACCAGTTGCGCAGCAACGTGGAGTCAATGACTCCGGCGATGCAGCGCATGGTGTGGGCGCGCCTGCCCCGAGCGCAGCAGATGGCGTTGACGCAGCAGGGGTACCAGCCGCAGAAGGTCGATGAGTACGGCGTCACCGACATGCTGGGCGATGCGCTCAAACTGCCGTTCCAGATCGTTGCTGCACCGTTGAAAGGGCTCGGTCAGGTCACCAAGCCGATCTGGCAACCGGCGCTGCAAGGTCTGGCATGGGTGGGCGATCAGCCTGCCCACATCTATCGCGCTATCCGCACGATGGACGACGGTCAGCAGTGGGCGGGCCTGGGCGGCGCGCTGCTGGGCATCGGTGCTGCCATTGCAGCAATTCCGACCGGCGGGTCATCACTGCTGGCGCTCGGCGCAATTGGAGCCGCCGGCCTGGGTGGCGCAGTAGCAGGCTCAATTGCGGCTGACCCGTTGAACCCGATGGACTTCGGGCGTGCGTGGATGGACACACGCGACGGCGAGCGTGCGTTCGATCGCGCTGCCAGTCGGTACGCCGAAGGGCTGTTGGGCGACCCTCGGTTGAAGACCCTGGCCGTCGAGATTGCAGACATCTCCGATCGGTCGATCTACGAGATTGCTCGCGAGGTCGCCGGGGCGAGAGAGACGGACGCTGCCCAGCGCAACAACTCGTACCTGAGTGAACTGAGTCGCATTGCCGATGGCATTGCACAGCCCAACACGGCGCAGCACCAGGCGGTGATGCAGTCGTTGCAGAAGTTGATGACGGAGCCGGTGTTCTTGGAGGCGGTCAACAAGCTCCAGAACGGCAAGATCAGCATTGGACGCGACCTGGCGGATGCGTTGCCGTGGGTGGAGAAGGACAGTGCGATCTACACGATGATCTCGGGCGGCGCCGACGCGCTGTTCCAGATTGCGGTCGATCCGTTCCTGATGCTTGGGCGCGCCAACGATGTCGTCAAGTTCCACCGTCTCGGACTCGACGTGATCGACGATGCGTTCAGCATCCAGCGGTTCAACGAGATTGCAGAGAACGTGCCGTCGGTGAAGCGGCTGCACACCAAGTTGGCCGAAGCGGTGATGACCGACGACTACGAAATGGCGCGTCGTCTGGGCACCGACAACGTGTCGCTGTGGGAAGGTCTGCGCACCTACCGGGAGAACGGCATCAGAGAAGGCGTCATCACGCCGACCGAGTTCGGCGCTGAGCACATCCGGGCGTACGTGAAGGATGTGAAGGACATGAAGTCCATCCTGTCCGGCATCGGCACCTATCGCAACAAGGAACAGTTGATGCTCAAGGGCTTCAACTACCGCAACGAGGCGTGGGCGCGTACGGCTGGCAAGGTGCGCAGCTTCTCGAGCGGCCTCACCGACATTCGGTCGGAAAGGCAGATGCTCAAGGAGATGGAGAAGTCGGGGGTCAACCGTGTCATGGACGGTTTGCCTGCCCATCTGCGGTTGCATCGCCCGGTGCAGGAGGACATTCCGTTCCTGCAGGTCGTGGCGAACAACAGGGATTTCTTGGCTCCGGGGCGCACTGGCTGGGATGTACTGGCTGACGAGCCTGCGAAGTTGAACGACGTGATGTTCGACTTTGCCAACCGTCTCGGCAAGCACGACTTGTTGCCCGACGACGACATTCAGTTCTTGGAGGATCTGCAACTGTCGATCGCGCAGAACGGCCGGCCGCTGCAGCGCAAGACGTCGGAGTTCTCGGCCATCACCGACCGGCTGTCGGACATTGCGCAACGCACGTTGGCGCTGCCGATCGACGAGCGGGCGGCGACGTTCTTGGACGAGTACGCCATGTACAAGGAAGTGAACCCGCTGGCGCGCAAGGTGGGCCGCAGGGTCGCCACGGTGTTGCCTCGCACGTCGCACGCCGTGGGCACCACAATGCAGATGGCAACCACCATGATTTCGCCCACGAAGGGCATCAAGTTGGTGGGCGAAGGCGCGCCGGAGAACATCCGTCAGTTCGTCGAGGTGCTGCGGTTGACGTCGATGCCCGAGTACATGCGGCGCATGTGGTTCGACGAGATTATCAAGCACCCAACCGGGCATGCCCGTGGCGCAGCCATGCTCACCGCTTTGGACAACGGGTTGACGATTGCTGGTATGCGGTCGTTGAAGGGCGGCGAGGAGTTCGTCGACAAGTTCCTGCTGCACGCCCAGCACGCATACGGCCTGGGCGGCACGGTCGATCGCACGTACATCAACGGCCGACGCATGGTCACGTCGCCGCTGCTGGACGACACGGCGCAGTTCCTGATGATGCCGAACCTCACCGATCTGCGCAAGCTCACGCGCTCGGGGTTCGTGTCGCAGGTGATGGGCGTGACCGACGTCAAGGTGTTGGACTCGTTCGTCAACCAGGTGTGGAAGCCTGCCGTGCTGTTGCGCATGGCATTCATCCCACGCGCTGCCGGTGAAGAGTGGATCAACTTCATGCTGCGTGGCGGCTTCGGCTCCATCGTGGAGAACATGGGCGGTCAGTACGTCGGTCGCTACCGGGCATGGCGCAACGTGATCGAGAAGGTCGAGAAGTTGGGCGCAGCGAAGGTTGGCAAGGGTGCGCTCACCGCCGAGGAGGCGTTGCTGTACTCGCAGGGCCCGTTGCCAAAGATGATGCGGCCCGTCGAGCGGATGCTCAATCGGTTCGACTGGACGGCTCCGATGCAGCGGCGCATGAGCGATTTCGCTGAGAACCTGCAGTATTGGCTCACGCCCGAGTCGATGCAGGTGACGCTGCGGTCGGGCCTCGAGGTGCCTGGCGGGGGTGGCTTAGGGTTGCAGCAGCCGATCAACCGGATGCTGGATCGCATCGGCGGCGACGCTCGTCGACAGTTGTCCAGTGGTGCGTCCGAGCGGGAACTGCGTGCAGCCATGACCCGTCAGGGTCGGTTCGCCAAGATGGTGCCCACGTCGGAGAAGGCGTGGTTCAACGTGGCCGACTACGCCGACACCCTGTTGATGGGGTCGCCGTCGTCGTGGCGCCGACTGGTGGCTGGCGGTGTCAACGACTACACCGTGGAAGCAGGCGAGCAGTTCGCCAAGACGTTCCAAACGGTGTTGATGCGCGAGGTGTCGGCCACCGAGGCAGGCAACTTCGAGCGTGGGTACGAGCGCAGCGATCTCAAGACCTTTGAGGTGCCGGACGGCCAGGGTGGCATGAAGACCGTTCGGGCCGTGGCGATGCGTGGCGGCTGGAAGCGGCACGAACGCGTCATCGGTGATCCGATGTTCAACTACGCAGCTCATCAGGGCGTGCTGAACACGATTGCACTCGACGAGGGTGGCCGGCGTGTGGCGACCGAGGTGCTGTCGCGCGTGTTGCCGTCGTCGTTGACATACGACGACGTGGCGAGCTTCTTGGACCAGGCCGCACGCATCGACGATCCGCTGGTGCGCGAACTGCTGCTCGGCTTCTCGGCCAACGACACGAAGGTTGCACGCGTCACGTTGGAAGCGGTGGCTCGTCAAGACCCGTTCTTCGCCCTGGTGAAGAACCGGCTGCCCGAGACTGGGCCGATCACGCTCGACGAGGTGCGTGACGTCACCGACGCAGTGTTGGCTCGCTACACCGAGGTCGTCGGTGATGTGCTCAAGTGGCGTCGGGACATGCCGAACGAGGTCAAGAACGAGGTGTGGGCGTACACCCGCACGGGCGAGATCCTGCCATCGGAAGCGACCTTCAACACCGTGCCCGATCTGCCGCCGATGTTCGACACTGTGAAAGTGTTGATCGACGACGACGTGCGTGACGCGCTCAGCCGGGTGCAAGACGGTCTGGCAGCAGCAATGCGCCGAGGCATCGACGAGCACGACTACCAACGGCAGTTGATGAACCACCTGTACACGTCGCCGCAGACGCTGTACGGCCCGAACAGCGCCGACGCCTCTCGTCGCCTGGCGCGCATTCAGCGGGACGAAGCACGCAAGGCCGTGAAGGCAGAACGCAAGCAGGCGCTCGATGACGCCCAGGAGTTGGGTGAGGACATCGATCCAGCCGTACTGGCAGGGTTCGATCAGCGGCTGGCGGCGTTGGACGCCGAGCAGGTGTTGGCCGACGAGGCGCGCCGTCTCGCTGTCGAGCAGGGCGACATGCGCACCTACCGGCTGTACAACAACATCGACGAGGCCGACGCCGACGTGCGTGCGTTGCTGGCCGGGCACTTCGAGAACACCACCGTGCAGGAGCGAGCAGCGTTGTCGTTCCAGTCGCCGGGCGGCTCCAACCACGCCGAGTACGACAACGTCACCGTCTACCGACCCGACAGCGCGCTGATCATCCCTGACGAAGCGGTGCGCTCCATGTGGGATTCGCTGCCTCCGATGTACGAAGGCGAGCAGGCGCGCAACGCTGGTGATCTGGCCGACCTGTTGGTGAGCGAGATGGCACGCGCAGCAGGCATCGGCAACGCTTCGCAGATCCTGCAACATCGTGCCCAACTGGTCAGCATGTATCTCGAGCAGATGGACATGGCGTACCGCCGGGGCAAGCAGTTCTTCGGCTTCGATCTGCTCGACGACAGCACGGTTGCGCAGTCGAGTCGCCCGGCCATCCGTGGCTACTTCACGGCACCCAATCCGGCTGACAACCTGCCCGACCTCGACATGCTGTTTGCCGATCAGGCGCTGGTCAGCGAACTCAACTTGGCGATGAAGAACCTGATGGCTCGTCACGGCAAGCTCGGCCCTGAGGTGCCAGAGGTGTTCGCTGTGCGTGTGCCTCGCGCCGTGACTGACAACCGGTCGACGAGCGTGATGAGCCCGTTGGCCCAGCGGATGCAGATTCGGTCGGCAACGCAGGACGACGCATTGCTCGATGACCTGGCGCAGATGCGTGCTGACGCAGCCAATGCACGCGAGCCGTTGACTTCGGAGATTCGCCCGATCGCAACGCGCCCGGGCACTGAACTGCCGGCCATCTGGACAGCGCACCGCAACTTCGTCAAGGAACGCGTGCAGTTGGCGAGCGAGATTCAGAACCCGGACGCCGCCCAGGCGTACGCCGATCGCATGTGGACGCATATCAAGCAGATGACCGGCAAGAAGAGCCGTGAGACGCAGCGTGCCCGCTTTGATGAGCGCACCATGAAGGCCGAGGACGGCACTGAGCAGACGGTGCGCAAGTCGCGCGTGTACCGCTACGGCAAGGACAACAAGGAGATCATCGAAGTCCGAGAGGGTGAGGAACTGCACCCCGAGTCGACGTTCGTCGATGAGCGCGGCAAGAAGATCAAGTACGGCGACGGGCTGTTCATGGAGCCAGCGTCCTTGACCTATGAGCCGAACGATCTGATGTGGCAGTTGATTGGCTCGATGATCGAAGATGCGTTTGATGCGCAGCGTGGCATCTTGCGTCACGAACGCAAGGCTGAGATGATTACCGTGCGCGGCCGGTTGGAACCGTCGCCCGACTGGGTGCCGGTTTATCGGTCGAAGGACACGCACGTTCCTGACGAGGCGCACGGTGGTCCGCAGTTTGCGATCGGGCCTGCGTTGGAACCGTTGAAGGAGAACACGTGGCAGAGGATCGTCCGCTACGGCTTCGACGAAGTGATCGGGCCAGCGATCGATGCGATCGTTCGTCGCCCGATGGCGTTCCACTTCTTTGCACAGCGGTACCGGTTTGCCAAGCAGGCGAACCAGTGGATGCTCGATCCCGAACTGACGGGGCGCGCAACTCAGGCTCTCGCCAACGTGCTGCACAGTCGGGCGGTGGTTGATCAGACGCGCATCGACGAGGTCAGCGATCTTGTGCGCCGCATGGCATCGGTGGACGGGTACTCGGCCGAGAAGTGGGGCGCTCGGGAGTCGATGGCGTGGCTGCGTTCACTGCCTGCCGACGAGATTGCCCCGACCTGGCGACGCATCAGAGAAGCGATCGACACACGGGTGGCGACCTTGCCGGAGAGCAGCGCAACTTCGCAGTCGCTGCGCGTCACGTCGAAGGACATGACCCGGCTGGAGAATGAGTTGCTTCGGGGACTGCCGCTCAACTCGGCCATGCCACAGATCATGCGTGATGAGCGGTTGGCAGACGGGTTGCGGGACATCGTCAACAGCAGCACTGTGGAGCGCGATCTGTTGGCCGAGATGGAGCGGCTGCTGCCCGTTGGTGCGATCTACGACGCCGAACGGCTGCACAAGTCGTGGAACTACTACGTCGGCCAGGAGCGCCGGTACGGCGCCATCAGTCGTGAAAAGACGATGTCGATGGACGAGGCACAGGCGATTGCCGCTCACGCCAAGGAGGTGCGTCACGCGAACGACGCAGCCGGCAACTTGGCTGCCGAGGCGGCGCTGCGCGACATCATGCCGTTCATCGACTCGCAGAAGGTGCGCACTCAGTTCGCTGAGTATGGGCGAGGCCTGTTGCCGTTTTGGTACGCCGAAGAGAACTTCTTGAAGCGGTGGGGGCGCACGATCCTGGACGATCCGACGGTGATCCGCAAGGCGCAGTTGACCTACATGGGCCTGCGCACCGTGGGCATCGTTCGCCAGGACGAGCAAGGCCAGGATTGGTTCGTCTACCCAGGTTCGGGGTTGCTGGTGGAAACCATGTCGAAGGTGCTGCCGGGTGTTGGTGTTGCAGCGATTGGCACGATGTTCCAGTCGCCTACGTCGTCGATGTTTCCTGGTCTGTCGGAGCGGTTCGGCACGCCTTCGTTCTCGCCGTTCGTGTCGGTGCCGATGGACTTGGCGACGCATATGTTCGCTGAGTTCGTTGACCTAGCACCTATCGAGCGAGCGATGTTGGGTGACTACGCAGCCAACCGCAATGCGTTGGAGCATCTCATCCCGACGTCGGTCACGAACATCTGGGATGGCGTGATGCAGGGTGGCTTCGGGCGTGTGGACGAAGCCAACGTCCGCTACTCGTCGGCGCTGATGAGCGCAATGGCGCACCTCGACGCCATCGGTGATGGCTTGCCCGACAACGCCAACGCGCAGATGCGTGACGAGTTCCTCAGGCGCGCTCGAGAGCACGCACGCGTGATTCTGTTCAGCCAGGCCATTGCTGGGTTTTTCACACCGGGCCCACCGCAGGCGTTGATCACCGGCGAGACAGGCGGCTTCACCGGATTTGGTGCGCAAGACCCACGGGACATCCTCAACGGCCAGTACCAGACGTTGATCCGGGAACTGGGCATCGACGAAGGCACCGTGAGGTTCTTGGAGTTGAACCAAGACGCCAACCTGTTCGACATCGTCAACCCCATTGCGCTGACGGTTGGCAAGACCGAGTCGGAAAGCGGAGCGTCGTTGCCTACGACCGAAGAGGCAGTGCAGTTCTACACGCAGCACAGCGACTACTTGCAGGCCATGCCGTTCGCTGGACCGTGGTTGCTGCCTGTGGCGAAGGAAGGCGACGAGCGGTCGCAGTATGCCTACGACCAGCAGTTGATCGAAGGCTTGCGTCGCAGGCTGACGCCCGAGGAGTTTTTGGCCGAACTCAAGTACAAGGAAGCTGCACCGCGCTACTTCGCGTTGAAGAAGCAGTACCTCGATGCCGTCGATCGCATGAAGATGGCAGGCAACGAGTCGGGTGTCGAGAGGGCCAACCAGTATTGGCAATCGACATCGACGGCGTATCGAGCAGCACACCCGATCTTCGACGAGCAGATGAGCAGCAGCGACGGCCGGCAGCGGCGTGCATCGGTCATCGACGAGATGCGCACGGCGGTCTACGATCCGCTCGTACCGCCATCGCCACAGTTGGAGGGTCTGCGTGAGATCATGACCACGTGGGACCAGTACAAGATTGCGCTGGCAACATTGCGAGAGGACGGTTCGGCACGTGGCCGAGCCAGCGTGGAGCAGGCCAAGGCGACGTTCGAGCGGATGATGGACGACCTGATGACGCGACGGCCGGAGTTGCGGTCGTTCTACTTGGCTATCATCCGGCCAGAAGCCGATCTGGATTGAGGTGACGCATGGCTGAGGATCAACGGTTCTGGACTGCGGAAGAGATTGCAGCGCGTATCATGCTCGATCCAGCATTGCTGGAGCGCGCAAAGCCCGAATGGGACGCAGAAACAGAAACCACACGAGTCAAGCCGTTGCTCGCCGCAGACGCGCGACGGATCGTTACACGGTCGATTGTGGAGCAATTCACGGCTGCGGAGATTGCACCACCTGATTCGTACTACGTCGACAAACTGGCGGCCTTGATTGTTCAGGCTTTGCCCGAAGAGGCGATGAACGGCTCGGTGGTGGCGGCGCTAGACGTTCGGCCGTACGTGCAGTTGGTGACGAGTGAGCCGCGTTTGATCAGGGGCGACAAGTCTCGTCAAGGTTTTCGACCGCTTGGAGATAGGTGGCAGGAACTTCAACAGGCGGATTACCGAACCACCAACACGGCGTACACGCAGACCAACAAGGCTGGTGTTTCCCCAGCGGTCGCGGCCACGGAGCAAACAACGGCGATTGGTCAGGGAGTTGACGCCAATCCGTTTTTGGACGGCGTGCAAACCGTCGACCCGGGTGATCTGGCGGCATTGGTGCGCGCAGGCAGGGTGGACATCAACGCTCCGGACATGGCCGACCAGGCAATCAGTGCGGGCAACTTGCCAGGGGCAAGAGCGTCGATGCCTGGCGGCGGGCCACGCGTGTCGTACCGTGGTGCTGCAAAGGACATCACCGGCCGCAGCACCATTGGTCGCATGTTGGACTGGGCGTACGGCCTGGAGGAAGACGACGTCAGCAGGCTCCAATCGTTGCTGTTCGACGCCGGGTACATGACCGACATGAAATATGACCCGCAGGCCGACCAGTGGATCATGCAGGACATGCAGTACGAGGACGGCTATGCCAACGATCCTGTGTTCCAGCAAGCATGGATGATGGCGATTCGTGACACCTACGCCCAGGGCAACGGGGCGACTGTGGCGGAGTTTCTCGGGCGCAAGACCACGGAGTTCAAGCAGCGCGAGCAGGCAATGCGCACTCGGCTGACTGAAGAGCGGATGATGTCGTTCAACGAGTCGTTGGGTGATGTGCGGGCTGTAGCAGATCGACTGGCAATGGACACCGTTGGCCGGCGGTTGAACCCCGAGGAGTTCGTGCAGGTGCGGCAGTATCTTCGCTCGCTACAGACAGAGCGCGCTGACGATTGGACGGGGCCGAAGCCTGATGCCTGGATGGAGCAGGCCCCTGAGGCTGGCTTCACGACGGGTGAACTGGAGCAGCAGGTGAGCGATGTTCTCGTCGAGTCAAGTTGGGATGAGCCGGGTGCCAACTACATGTCTCGCCTGAGGAGAAAGTACGAGTCCTGATGCCGCCTCGCAACAACACCCCGAAGCCTCCCAAGCCGAAGCAAGATCCAGCGAATACTCGTCGGCTGAGGGAAGGCGGCGTAGCCGAAGGGCTTGCCAGCACGCGTCCTGGGTTGCAGCCGGACGAGGATTACCGGGACTACGACAGGTATTTCAACAACACGCTGGAAGGCCAATCTGCCGTGTGGCTGATTGGTCAGGTCGGCAGTGTTGATCCGTCGTACGCCAAGACGATTCGCCAGGCTGCGTGGACCTATCGCTTCGACACAACGGGTGATGCGCTCAACAGAGTGTTGGGTTCGCAAGGCATTCTCGACGCGTTGTCGCGCGTGCGGGGCGGCGGCGGTGGTGGCGGTGGTGGCGGTGGTGGCGGCGGCGCATCAAAGGCCCAGCAATACGCCCAGGCCGAGGCGACCATTCGCAACGAGGTCAAGTCAATGGGCGTGGCATTCAGCGACGAGTCGATCAAGCAGCTTGCCAAGTCGGTTGTCGACGGCAACTGGTCAGCCGACATGGTCACGGACTACATCGTGGCTGGCGCGGGCGACTGGGACACGTTGCAGGCCGGGCAGATCACGGCGACGGCCGACGCAGTGCGCAAGATGGCGGCGTCGCAACTGATCACGGTGTCCGAGGACACGGCGCGTGAGTACGCACGGCGTGTGGCGTCGGGCGAACTGACGCAGGACGGCATCAATGCGATCATGCTGGGGCAGGCCAAGGCGCAGTTCGCATGGTTGACACCACAACTCGATGCAGGCATGACGGTGCGGGACATCTTGCTTCCCAGCCGGGATCTGATCGCTCGCGAGTTGGAGATGAACGCTGACACAATCGATCTGGCGAACACGAAGTGGCAGAACATGCTGACCGTCAAGGAACCCAACGGCACCACTCGAGCAGCGACCAACAACGAACTGGTGGTCAACGCTCGGCGCAGTCCTGAGTGGCAGAACACCAAAGGCGCACGCGACCTGACGGCTGCTGCGATCATGCGTATCCGTTCGATGTTCTACGGAGACTGAAATGGCAAAGCCCACACCCCCAGGTGGATCGAAGTCCGGTGCGCCGTCAGGCAGCGCCTTGCGTCGTTTGATGGAAGGCAATCAGCAGGTTCCTAGGCCAACGGCCAGACCGGGCGACACCGGTCCAGGCACAGTGCCACGCACAACGCTTGCGCCGCCGCCAGCACCAACGGTGCCTCGTCCGACTGTGCCACGACCCACGGCATCATCCCCTACCGCTTCGCCTGCTCCGGCGCCTACCGCTCCGCCTGCTCCTGCGCCTACCGTTCCGGCAGAAACGCCGACAACGACGCCGACGACGGAGCCTGCGCCCGCTGCGGAGGCAGGTGGTGCGGAGGCAACGCTGACTCCGGAGACGCCTGGTGGCGAACCGACGCCGGCGTACAGCGCAGAGAACAGGGCGCTGTTCGGCATCTTGTCGTCCACGTTAGGTGACCTAGGACTTGGTGGGTTGTACTCGACCGATGGGTCGGGTAATCCGTCTGGCTGGCTGTGGGATCGGATCATCAACAACACCATCAGCGAAGCCACGCTGGAGTTCGAGTTGGAGCAGACTGACGACTACAAGCGTCGGTTCCCAGCGGTTGAGTATCTGAAAGCCGAAGCCCGAGCGGGTCGGTTCACCGGTACGCCGACAGCGAAGACCGTGATCGAGTATGAGCGCAACGCGAAGAACATCTTGCAGTCGGCACAGTTGCCACCGGAGTTCTACGACAACAACACCGAGGACCTGCAGAGTCTGATGATGAGGGGCATCTCGCCCGTCGAGTTGGAGCAGCGCGTCGGTCAGGGCTGGGCCCGTGTGCAGAGTGCCGACCCGGCGATCCGTCAGGCGTTCAGCGACTTCTACGGCGTGGGCAACGGAGACTCGGCACTGGCTGCGTTCTTCCTCGATCCCGCCAACATGGTGCAGAACCTTGACCGGATGAGCAAGTCTGCGTACACGGCAGGCAAGGGCATCCAGGCGGGCGTCGGGCTGGACCGAACGACGGCGGAACGCATCTCGGCAATGACGACGTCGGACACGCAGATCGACCAGGGCATCGGTCAACTGTCAGAGTACGGCACGTTGTTCGACGAGGGCGTGGCCGAAGCCGAAGACCTGAGTCTGGAGGGCGCAGGTGTCGATGCAGCGTTCGGCAACGATGCCAAGGCGCGCAGTGCGCTCGAGCGACGACTGATCGGCCGTCAGGCCAACCGTGGCCTTGGTGGTGGCGGTGCCGTGCAGACGCAGCGTGGTCTGATAGGAACAGGAAACGCATGACGAAGGGAGGTAACCCATGAAGGCAGGCTCGTGCCCCACCCCGGCGTCCAAGAAGTACACCGGCACCAAGGTCGTCACCGGCAGTACGTCGACCGTCAAGACCGGCAGCGACAAGCGGTTCAAGCCCGGCAAGAAGTAGTCTGTCGTCACGCACGGCAGCGGCACAGACGCCATCACCCATGAGGGTGGTGGCGTCTTGCGCGTACCGGCATGTGTATGATGCGCGATGTGGGTGAGCTGTAACCGGCCCCATGCAGTGAGAGCTAGAGATGGCCGCTGGAAGCATCACGACCGGTTCGCCGGCCGGTCGTTGTAGGCAAGGCGAGATGGCAACACTTCCAAGGAGCACACAATGGCAACCGAACACGACTACGACGACGACGAACTGGAAACGCAGGAACGTCAACCCGACATCCGATCGCTGCGGCAGCGTGCCGAGCAGGCCGGTCAGTACGAGCAGGAGATCGCCCAGTTGCGGCGAGAAAACCTGTTCGCCAAGGCTGGCATCGACACCGACTCAAAGATCGGCCGGATGCTCTTCAAGACGTTCGAGGGCACCTCACTCGACGAACTCCGTACCGAAGCCGAAGACCTCGGCCTGTTCACTCCCGGTCGCAACAGCATTCCGACCGACGAGCAAGACCAGGCAGCGTTCCGGCGAGGGCTGAGCGGCGGGCAGAGCGTGACCGCACCTGACGACCAGGGTGTCGATCCCTTCGATGACGCCTACAGCAACTTCTACGAGGACCGCAAGCGCGGTGCTGCACTGGAAGATTCGCAGTTGGCAGCAATCGACCGGATTCTCGTCGCAGCATCGAACGGTGACCAGCGGGTGATCTTTGATCAGAACGCGTGGGATCGTAACGCACGACGCCCCGTGATCTGATGGCAAGCCGACCCCTGTGTGACATCCCAGGTTGCAACGAGCACTACGCGTGCAAGTTGCGATCGAAGGGTTTGCAGGTGTCACCCCGAGCCGAATCGACTCGGACACAGAACTGGCGTCCGACTCCGACGACACCTCCCAGCATCAACAAGCAGATCATGTACGACGAGCGTCCAGGCGGCTACAAGATGCCGATCCTGACGCCAAGTGGTGATGTGCTGCGCTGGAAGGAGTACACGGAGAAGCGACATCAGGTCGAATCCCATCTCCGCAGAGCGCACAGCGCCGTCCAGTAAGGAACCACTCTCATGGCACAGGAACTCGCAGGCCCCGCCTTCTACTCGTATGACCTCACCGTCGAGACCAAGGTCAACATCGACGAACTCATCTACATCCTCTCCCCGATGGACCTGCCGCTGCTCTCGGGCACCGGCGCCGACGGTGTGCCGCTCATGCCGCGCACCCCGGTCGACAACGTCGAGTTCTTCTGGCTCGAGGAGCAGGTGCCGCTGCCCCGTGGCACCCTCAACGGCACCATCAACTCGTCGGTCACCAGCGTCACGCTGAACACCGGCGACGCCGTGAAGTTCGCCGTGGGCGACGGCATCCGCATCGACGACGAGGTGATGGTCGTGACGGCCATCAACACCAGCACCGAAGTGTTGACCGTGGTGCGTGGTTCGGCATCCGACACCAACACCACCGCTGCGTCGCACTCGACCGGCGCCGACGTGATCGGCTTGGGCACCATCCTGATCGAAGGTTCGATCGGTTCGACCAACTTCCAAGGCCGTGACAAGTACAGCAACTACACGCAGATCTGGAGCAAGAAGATCCAGGTGTCGCGTACCGAGCAGCGCATTCCGAAGTACGGCGTGCCGAACGAGTTGAACAAGCAGATGCTCAACACCATGCAGTCGCTGAACCTCGGCATCGAGAACTCGGCGCTGTATGGCGTGAAGCACGTTCGGTCGGCCGACAACCGGCGTCAGACCGGCGGCCTCAACCACTTCGTCACGTCGAACGTCGACTCGTCGTCGTACTGGCTAACCATCGAGGCCATCGAAGACATGCAGCAGGCGGCGTACGACAAGGGCGGCATGTTCGAGGTGCTGATGAGCCGGCCGGTCAACTTCCAGGCGCTGAACAACATCGCCGGCAACGAGCGCGTGCAGACGGTCAACATCGAGGATGCCCGTCGTGGGCGTCGTCGGGCGACCACCGTGATGACCGAGTTCAACGAGGTCGTGCTGGTGCGCAACCGCTGGGTGAAGGCGAACAACGCCTTCGCCTACAGCCGGGACAACTTCGTGTACCGGCAGTTCCAGCCGCTGATCACGCAGAAGCTGGCCAAGACCGACGACACCGACACGTACATGATGGTGTGCGAGGGCGGCTTCCAGGTCAAGGGCCAGGATCACATGGCGAAGTGGAGCGGCCTCGACAGCTCGCAGGCGCTGCCGGGTTCGGGCCTCGTCTGATCTGTCCGTAGGTGGTGACCCCGTACGGTGCAGCCACACCGTGCGGGGTCAACCTTCGCGTAAGGAGAGATCATGGCGCGCAGCACTGTCTCGGTCACCATTGACCGCATCCGGCGGCAACTGTCGTCTGGCTACCGCAACGAGATCAACACGTTGGCTTCTGCGATCACGTCGTCTCAGACGACGGTGCCGATGACGCTGACGTTGACGGCGAACGTGGTGGCGGGGTCGATGTTGTCGATTGGCACCGAACTGCTGCGTGTGGTGTCGGTGGATACGGCGAGCAAGACGGCCACAGTCATTCGTGCGTTCCACGATTCGACGGCTGCTGCACACGATGCAGGGGCCGAAGTGTGGATCAACTCGCGCTTCACCGGCCTGGACATCTACGACGCCATGCTGGAAGAGATTGGTTCGTACGGCCCGCAGTTGTATCAGGTGGTCACCGAGGAACTGACGGTCGCTGACAGCCAGGAGACGGTCGAACTGCCGGTGTCGATGGCGGGTTGCTACGGCATCATCGACGCGCATCGGCAGTGGACGGACGTCGGCTCAACCACACAGTCGACGGCATGGCCTCGAGCGAACCTGCGCCTGGTGCGCTACGACCCGGCGGTGTGGTCGGCGTTTGCCACGTCGGGTCTGGCGCTGCGGTTCATCGATCCGGTTGCTGCTGGAAAGGTCATCGTCAAGGCGGCGATGCCGTATCACACGACGTTCACGCTAGCGCAGGACTTGATCGTGGATGGTGGGCTGCAAGAGTCGATGCTCGATGTGCTGTCGATGGGTGTGCGGCTGCGGCTGCTCCAGGCCAACGAGGCAGGCATGTCGGCGCGTACTACCCAGGATGAGCCTCGTCGGGCCCAGGAGGTGCCCCCGGGCTCGCTGGTGCAACAGGGCCAGGTGTCGCAGGCGCTGTATCGGAACCGGAAGATGGAAGAGATCAACAAGCTCCGCTCCATGTATCCGGTGCGGTTTGGCTGATGGGCCTGTCGATCCCGTTCTTCGGCGGCGGGGCACCGTTCTATCTCGGCACGTTCAGCGCGCAGCGGGTGCTGCCACACACGGTGCTGTTGGATGGTCGGACGTACACGATCGACCTGACGGAGTACCGCCACAGCAGCCTGCAGACGCTGCGTGAGGGCGTCGTCACCAGCGCCGAGCCATCGGATGCGTTGTTCAACGCGTCGGGCACATGGTCGCGCTACCGCTATTCGTGGCACCGTGGCGCCGATCAGGAGATCAGCGAACTTGACGACACGTCGGACCCGTTCCGGTTCGATCGATCACGGTCGATCAACGTGTGGACGAAGAACGAACTGACGCTGCATCGAGCAAGCACGTTGTCCCGTTCGGTGTCGTCGGGCGCGCCACGGCTGATCGGATTCAACAACTACCTGTACGCCTCGGACGGGGCAACGCTGTATCGCTCGACTGGGTTCGGTGCGTGGTCGACGATGACGGCCCCGGGCGGCACTGTGCAGGCGTTCGCCACGGACGGCTCTGATGTGTTCGTGGCGACATCGACCAATCTCGTCAAGTACGTCGGAGCGGCGACCACACCTACGGCGTACGGAACGCCGGTCACGGGCGATGTGTCGAACGTGGCGTTTGTTGGCAACCGACTGTTGATCGGCATTGGCAGCACGTTGAGCAGCGTGGCAGGCAGCGGCGCGCTGACGACGGTTCGCACACATCAGCAGTCAGCGTTCCGTTGGACCACGATCTTTGCGATTGGCTCGCGCATCTACGTCGGCGGTTTCGCTGGCAGCCGGTCCGAGCTGTACACAACGACGACCGATTCGAGCGGAAACCTCGTCATCGCCCAGGACGCTGCACCGTTCCCTGAGGGCGAACTGCTGCGAGGCGGCGTGTCGTTTGCCGGTGGCGCAGTGATCTATTCCAACAAGGGCGCACGGCTGGCACAGACGGCCGCAGACGGGTCACTCACGTACGGTCCGCTGCTGGCAGACCTGGGTGATGTGCAGGCGGCGTGCGCCGAGGGCCAGTATGTGTTCACCGGGTGGTCGCTCTACGACGGGGCCACGACGGCTGGCACGGCACGGCTTGATCTGACTACGTTCGTCGAGGCGCTGCAGCCTGCGTACGCAGCCGACCTCGAGGCGAACGTGGCTGGAGCGGTGACGGGCGTGGCGCGTCTGAATGGCCGGCTGGCGTATGCGGTGGCCGGTCAGGGCGTGTTTGTGGAGTCGACGACGGCGTACGACACGACTGGCTATCTGGACTCGGGCAAGATTCTGTTCGGCACGGTGGAGCGCAAGCGCCTGTCGCAGATGGTCGTGGACTTCAAGCCGTTGACCACCGGACAGTCGGTGACGTTGACCATCTACGACGAGGAAGGCGATGCGGTCTACTCGCTGACCGAATCGGGCGTCGGCCTGCGGCAGATGATTGCCGACCTGAACGCCATCGACGTGATCAGTTGCCGGGTGCGTGTTGATCTGGCGTCGAACGGCAGCGACACGCCGACGGTGTTGAAGTGGGTGCTGCGGGCGTATCCGGTGCCGCCGCCGTCCGAGCAGTGGATCGTGCCGTTGATCGTGCACAGTCGGGTCACAGCGGGTGACGGCATGGGCATGGAACTGTCGCTCGATCTGGAGGATGAGTTCGCTCACATCCAGGCGCTGTGGCGCGACAAGACGAAGGTGCTGTTTCGCGTTGGGGACTACGTTACGAGAGTCCGTATCGATGCGTTCGAGTTGCGTCCGAACAACTGGCGTGACGACGGTGGCTGGTTCGAGGCCATCCTGGTAGTGAAGTTGCTGACAACGTAGGAGGGCTCATGCCTCGCAGGCAGTACGTAGGTGGCGCAGTTGCCACAAAGCTGAATGGTCCGATCACCAACGCCACGACGGCGATTGCTGTGCTCGATGCGTCGACGTATCCGTCTGGCGCAACGGCGTTCGTGATCGCCATCGATCGGGGGCTGGCGACCGAGGAGAAGGTGCTGTGCGTGCGCACGGGCGGCAGCAACACGCTGACGGCGACGACGCGTGGGTTCGATGGGACGTCGGCGGTTGCGCATGTGGATGCAGCGGTCGTCGAGCATGTGCTGGACGCCGCCACGATCGACGAGGTCAACCTGTTTGCCAACACGATGACCACCAACGGCGATCTGTTGAGCCGCACCGCTGGCGCGCCGAGCCGACTGGCAATTGGCAACACGGGTCAGCAGTTGGGTATTGCAAGCGCGTTGCCGTCGTGGCAGCCGGGCTACTCGTCGTGGGCAACGACGACGGCACGGGACGCTGGCATCACGGCTCCTGGCTTGGGCATGTTGGCACTGACGACGGACACCGGCACGTTGTGGCGCTACAACGGCACGGCCTGGGTGCAGCACGCTGTGTTCGTTGTGTGCACATCGTCGACGCGACCGACGGGTTTCGAGAGCCTGATGATCTACGAGACGGACACCGATCGGCTCATGCAGCACAACAGCGCTGGCTGGGTGATCATCTCCGAACCGACGCAGACGTACACGCCGACGGCGACGAACATGACGGTCGGCACGGGCGGCACGCTGACGGGCACGTTCAAGCGCAGCGATGGCTGGATTGACCTGCAGATCTATGCCGTGCTGGGGTCATCGGGATTTTCGGTGACAGGCAACCCGATCTTCTCGTTGCCCTCGGGCAGTCCTGCGATCCAGCCACCTACGACGTTGGAGTTGACGAAGGGCCAGGTAATTCTCAATGACTCCACCGGCAACCTTTGGTACGGCTCCACTTATCACGACGGCTTCAACTCAATTGGTTGCAGATACATACGCATCATCGCCACGGGTTCAGGCATCTCGGTTCCTACCGTGGCATCGGTAAGCAGCATTGACCCGTTTACCTGGACGACAGGCGATCACCTCTTGGCTTGGGTGCGGTTCCAGATGGCAAGCCGCCATTCGTTCACCTGAGAGACTGAGAACATGACAACGATCCTTCCCCGCACGCAACTTGGTCTGCCGGCCCGGGTGACCAACATCAACCGCATCACGGCACGGCCGCTGCTGCAGCGCAACCTCGGCCTGGTGCTGGTGCACTACACGGGCGTCAACAAGTCGTACGCGAACGCCGACCTCGCCAAGACGATTCAGTCGATCAACCGTTGGAAGGCGAACGAGTACAACTACGTCATCCACATGGACGGCCGCATTGCTGAGTTCGCTGGCGCGTATCGTGCGGCGCACTGCGCCGGGCGCAACGACTCGTCGTACGGCATTCTGTTTCTGAACGGCAACTCGGACGCGTGCACCGATGCCCAGGTGGCGTCGTACCGCTGGCTGATCGGCTGCCTGAAGTGGACGCAGGCGATCAGCCCGCAGGCATGGCAGGTGCAGCACGGCCAGGTCGCTGCAACGGCGTGCCCGGGCCGCATCAAGGAACGCTGGTCCGAGTTGGTGGTGACGTGATGAGCGCCACCTTGGCCGAGGGCGCGATGTTCGTGGGAGCGGTCGCTGTGTTGCTTATCGGTATGGCAGCATTGCTGCTCGTGTGGCGACGAGGCTTCCAACGGGTGACGGTCAGGGCGGGTTCGATGGAAGCATCGCTGGAAGCGGTGAAGAAGGGCGTAGAGCAGATCAACACGGCAGTGAACCATGTGCCTGCTGGGTCAGCCACGCTGGTTGAGCGAGTGACGCACACTGAAGCGAAGGTGGACTACCTTGTTCGTGCGGTCGAGGCCGTCGGGCAGCATGTCGGCTGCCGCTTGGATCATCTGAAGGAGAAGCCATGAAGGATGCAACGAAGTCGGCGCTGTTCACGGCGCTGTGGACGTTCATCGGTGTGTTCAGCGTCAGCCTGTTGGGCTGGATCGGTGATGTGGCCTCATGGGCAGGCACCGATGCGGCGGAGTTTCCGGCAGTGACGCCACTCGGCAAGGCTGCGGTGGCTGCGTTGGCTGCTGCGGCGTCGGGCCTGGTCGGCTGGATCGTGCGTACGGCACAGAGCCACCATGTGCTGCCGGGCGAAGCACCCCACTACCCCACCAAGAGCAAGGACATCTGATGATGAAGCCCCGTCCCCCCAAGCCTCCGGCGCCGAAGCGACCTGCTGCTGGTGCTGCATTCAAGGAGACTGCGAAGAAGGCAAGCGGCGCTCGCAAGGGCAAGATGAGTGCCGACACGCCCAAGCCGAGCACTCGGTCGAAGCGGATGTACTGAGCTGGTCGCCCCACCCTGCCACCGACCAAGGTGCAGGGTGGGGACGACGGCCCCAACAGAAGAAAGATGAGAATCTGTGGGCCAGCAGATGCCGTCGTTACGCCTGCTGGAACTCTACTGCTGCCACAGCAGTTGCTCGTTCTGACCGAAACCGACGAAGCGCAGTGAACCCTCAGCGATGCGGGCGTACGCCTTCTCGAGCCGCTGTTCGTGTTCGGCGGTGAAGTTGTTGGCCGATGCGCCGATCTGCTTCAACAGAGCGTGCCAGAACCGGTCGGACGGAATGCCGTGTTCGATCGTGAGGTCGTAGAACCGGGACGACCACTGATCGAAGGGCCCATCGACGACGACTGCATCCACGATGCCGTCGTCATCTGCCGTTGGTGCAGCGGGCAAGGCCGGTGCGGTGAACGACGGCTGCACGGGGGCAGCACCGATGGCGGTCACCTCGGCGGCGCCGGACACGATCTGTGCAGCGGACATGGGCAGCGACACCTTGGGCACGACGAAGTTCCGTTTGCCGGCCGGGGTCATCTGCGTGCGCTGCTCGATGCCGAGTTGCGCCTGGACGAGTTGGCCGGAAGCGGACATGCTCTCGATGAGCGCCGTCATGCCGGGCAGTTCGTGCATGGCGTTCCAGCCCTTCGTTTCCAGCCGCCACACACCACGGAAGGCGACGGTCGGCAGGATGACGTTGAGCCGTGAGTACGGACGGCAGTCCATGCCCTGCTTGGCGACGCAGATGCACGGTGTCTGTGACATCTCCCAGCCGTTGGGCGTGGTGATCGGTACTTGGCAGACCTCTCCGTCACAGCGCCGCTGTACGCCGCCACCGGACCACAGTTCGTACCACGACGACAGGGCGTCCCGAGGCAGGTACACGTCGATCTGCTTGGCGTTGGTGATGACCTCGAACTGGTTGGGCGGCGATGCCTTGGGGTCGGACCACGCTTTGGCGGTGCCGCCGTACAGGTCGGCCAATTGCTCGATGACGGCACGGTCGGGGCTGGTGAAGCGGAACGTGTCCAGCGACTTCATGCCCTTGCCGGACTTGATGCCGAGCCGGATGCGGCCTGCTTCGGGGATGCGGTGAGCGATGTCACCAATACGCACGACGGACCGTGCCATCACTTCTCCTGTCGGTTGTAGTCGTAGGCGGGCATGGTGAACCCTAGGGTGGGATGGAACATGATTCGTGGGCCAGCCGTCAGGCCGTCACGCACGTTCAGGTTGTGCGCGGCAACAGCCAGGACTTTGTCCAAGCCCCGGCTGTTGCGATCCGCACCTGGATTCGTGGTCACGTTCCTTCCGGACTGCTGTCCGAATCCAACGTCAGGGCTACCTCCGTGTCGTCGAGGACACGATGGGCCGACATGATGGTTGCGGTCACGTTGCGAACGTCATCGGGCTTCTCGCCGTTCGCCATTCGCAGCATGGCTTTCGCCCCTGCATCGGTGGCCGAACGGGCATCGACGAGCCACACCTCGAGGACGGTGCGCTTGATGGGAACACTGAACTGGGCCATGTCATTCTCCTGCTGGTTGGTTGGTGGGTTGGATCGTGAGATCGATACGACGTGGGGGTTCGGCACACTGCTGGTAGAGGATGTGGAACTCGATCAGCGCTTTGCTGGTGTCGCTGATCTCCTGGGCGTACTCCGCTTTTTCCTCGGGCGTGGTCTGCAACATCTCGGCCAGCCGGGTACGTAGAACGATGTCGGCATCAAGGCTCCTGACGATGATGCTGTAGGACTTCGGGGTCATTCTTCGCTCCACGTTCCTTCGTAGGGGTTGGGGTCGTCGTCGTAGCGTCCGTCGTCGTCGTCGAACCCTTCGTCGGGGTGGACGCTCACTGGGCCAGTGCCGCAGCGAAGACGAGCACGGCGATGGCCGTGAAGATGATGCCGAGCGTCAGGCCAGCGACTGCCATGCCCGAGGGCTTGCGGTTGAGTTTCTTGGCCTGGTTGATCGACACGCCACCGAAGATGATGGCGAGCACGGGCACGATGCCGTAGAGCCAGAAGAAGAACACGGAGCAGCAGCCGAGCACCAGCGCAGCGATGGCGAGGCCGTTGCCGGTGGAGGTGGGCTGTGCGTCCAGGCTGGACGGTGCGGGCATGGTCATGGGTTGTCTCCTGATGGTTGGGCTTCGGTGAGGGCACGCTGAATCTGATGCAACGCCATGATCTCTTCGTCGATGATCTGCGTGGCAACAGGGATGAGTTCGACTTGGCGTGCCGACCAGTCGAGTTCTGCAAGACGCCGTTCGACGAGCGTCAACATGAGGTGCTTGTGGCGGTTGGTCATGCGTCGACCCACTTCAGGGCCGTCAGCGTCGGCCAGTACGAGATCGTTGGCCGACCCGTGACGCCTTTGACCATCGGGCCACGCTCGATGTACAGCGGTTCGAGCAGACCACGAGACCGGGCGATGACGTTCCGCTGGAAACGCACGCCGGGGTAGGTGGCGATGAGTTCGTCGAGCACGTCGTCGTCGGTCATCGACGCACCGTGGTCCTTGCGGTAGATACGGACGACGGCACGCAGGATGTCGGCAGCCAGCGTCTTGTCCTTGACGATCGAGCGCACGGTGAGATGCGACGACTCGGGATCGAGGGCGCGAGCGTGACCCAGATCAGCCAGGTCACGCTCACCCCCGAAGATGTCAAGCTGCTTCATGGTCCTCAGCCTGGGACTCGTCCTCGTAGTCCGGGGCCGGGTCGTCGTCGACAGCGACGTGCTCGGGCTCGTACGGGCGGTCGGTCACCCAGTTGCCGTCGGCGTCCTGCCACGGTTCGGGCGGCATGGCGGGCAGCGTCGGCTCGACGAGGCCGGCAGCGGCAGCAGCCTCTTGGCCGATCTGATCGAGGTGGCTGGACACGTTGGGCAGGGGACTGACGAGCGCGCGGTCGAGCACCCACACCTGGATGGCCTTGGTCGTGCTGCCGTCGATGAGCGAGGTGAGCACCTGACGCCAGTGCACGCCGTTGTACGACGGGGTGGTGTCGCCCTCGGGCACCCAGCCCATGAAGTCGAGGATGCGGTAGGCGTTGGTGTGGTTCATTGCCTGCTGCACGATCAGTTCCAGGGCGATCTTCGACACCTCCTTGGGGGCCATCGACATGACGGCCTCGGCGGCGAACTGGTCGCACCGCTCTTGCCAGGCGAACATGGCCTCGGTGTACGCCTCCTCGTTCTCGTCGTTGGCCTGCTGCCACTTCTCCAGCGGAGTCATGGCCTCCTGGGCGACGGCGACCTCACGCTCCTGCTCGGCCTGCTTGGCTTCGACCTGCTTGGGCGTGAGCTTGCGGTAGACGACGATGCGGTCATCGCTGTCGGACGCACGGTGGACGATCTGATTGCGGGCCGGGACGAAGTCCTTGACGTTGGCAGCCGAGTAGGTGCCGACCAGTTCGACCTCGCTCATCGTGGGCCGCACGTTGGTGGCGGCGATCTGATGGGCGTCGAGCCACTTCGACAACTTGGCGGCGTCCTCCAACCGCTCCTGATTGCGCAGCGCCGACGACAGCGAGTACGACTGCAACTGGTTCTTGACAGCCTGCTCGCACAGCGACTCGAACTGCTTGGGGTCGGTGATGCGGGTCAGGTCGTAGGCGACGTCGAGCGACACCGAACCGGCAGCGACCGCAGCCTGAGCGGCCTCGGGCAGACGCAGCAGGGCGAGCCGCTTGGTGATGTGCGATGCAGCCTTGCCGACCTTGGCAGCGATGTCCTTCTGCTTGAACTTGTACTCGTCGGCCAGGCGCAGGTAGCCCTTGGCCTCGTCGATGGGCGAGATGTCCTCACGTTGCAGGTTCTCGACGAGCATGGTGGCGACGATGGTGGCCTCGCTGGCTTCGGACACGATGACGTTGATCGGTGCGTTCTTCTTGAGGCTGCCGTACGAAGCGAGCAACTGCAGCGCACGCAGACGCCGGTTGCCAGCGATGACGGTCCAGCCGTTCTCGCCGTTGGGCACGACGGTCAGCGGGTTGAGCAGACCGTTGACGGCGATCGAGTCCGCCAGTTCGGTGATCGTGTCGTCGTGGAACACCGTGCGCACGTTGTCGACGGCTTCGGTCAACTCGTTGAGCGGGACGGTGCTGATCAGGGGAGTGACATTGATGGTCATGAGTACCTCCTAGTACGTCATCATTTGGTTGAGTTGCGTGGCCCACAGAGGGAGCGAGACGTTGACACCGACTTGGTTGGTGGCAACAGGGGTACCGTCGAGCAGGAATGTGACGGTCAAGGGGTCATGGCTGGAACGCACGTACACCCGACGGTGCATCGGTAGCAGCGTGCGCAGTTCGACGGCAAGGGTTGGCAGCCCGAACGAGCCGATCTTGTAGCCGCCATCGAGAGAGACAGCGAACCGTTCGGTCGCCATGTCAGAACTCGGGGTTGTCGTTGTTCTGCACGGAGAGATAGCCGCCGGGGCCATCGTCGATGCAGCGATCACGGTGGTCGCAGTAGCCGCAGAACCACACCGAGCCTGCGTCATGGATCTGATCGCTGATGACCTGGGACCACATGCCACGCTTGGGGTCGGTGATGACGGCGCCGTCGGGGATGCTGGGATCGTGCAGTGCGCGTTCGCTCAGTCCGTCGAGATCGACGTATGCCGTGACTCGGCTGATGCGCACTGCTTCCTGGCGAGCGATCTGCTTGCAATAGGTGAGTGGGAAGTGCCACTCGGCGCAGAAGCGACCGGCCTCGTTGTCGGCGTACGTTGCCATGTTGGGCGACAGGTTTTCGAGCGAGAGGTAGCCGATGCGCAGCCCATCAGTGGCGTTGAGCGCCGCAGCAGCGAGCGCACCCTGCACGATGTGGCCGTACTTCGGACCCTCGGGCGGGCCCTTGAACGTGGTGGCGGCGTTCTTGAAGCCGAAGCCGTTGATCGACTTCAGTTCGACGACCAACTTGGCTTGCGTCTTGGACTCGTCGGTGTAGAGCACGATGTCGGTGCTGGCCGAACCGTCGATGCCGATAGGTCGGAGATCGACAGGCAGTTCGATGTCGGAGTTGGGGAACGCACCGGGCAGCGTGGTCTGCACGATCTCGTGCACCATCGTGCCGATGCCGAATCGCCAGTGGTCAGCGAGCGACGGCGGATTGGATGCGGGCACACCCTGCAGCGCGTACTGCAAGCTGCGGTCGCACCGCTTGCCAGCCCACGATGCACGGAACCGCCGGCCGGGGAGGGCGTGTGCCTTGGTGTCGTTTCCGTCAGCAAGGTACGTGTCGTACCACCGCTGGGCGACGATCGGCACGATCATCGGTGAGCGATCGGGCGGTGTGCCCATGTTGCGCTCGGGGTAGGGAAGGTCAGACCGATCGGTCTTGATGGGCATGGGGTGTCTCCTTGACTCACGGCGAGTGTTGCGCCTTGCCAGACAGGTATGATCGTACACTGTACGAACGAAGGGAGCAACACGATGGTTGCGATGCGGAAGATTGATGAGCAGGTACTGGACGCGATCCGCACGATGCGCGCTCAGCACCACGCTGCGACGGCTGGACGGATCGCGCTCGATCTCAGGGTGTCGAAGCAGTACGTCGTCCAGGCTTGCGAACGATTGAAGTCGCTCGGCCTCGTCGACTGGACTCCGAACTTCGCTGGATCGCTGCATGTCGTCGAGCAGGAAGCGGATGAGGATCTGACGCCCACATCCATACCTCCGTCTCGTCCTTCGGCGCAGCGACGTTCTTCGACACACACAGCCACGTGACCAAGCGGTCGTCAGCGATGACGACCTTGTTGAACGCATCGAGCACGGTCTTGGCGAGGTTGTCGACGTCGCCGCTGCCGCCCTTGGTGAACGAGCACTGAATCAGGATGCTGACAGGCCGTGCGTACGGGGCCTGCTTCCAGCGCGTCATCCACAGGATGCGATCTTTGGCAGCCCTGTTGGCATCCGTGTCGTAGGTGCCGTGCCGCCCATGCCGGGCGCGTTGCAAGGGATGTGGGCGGCCAGCGATGACGACGTGCAGCAGCAACTCACCGCTCACGACGACCACCAAACACGAGGAACCACGCAGTGATGACTCCAAGAACAACTGCCACTGCCTCGGCTACTGCTTCAGCCACGACAAGCCTCTTCCCATGCGCTCAGGGACTCTCGGCCATCGTTCACGCCACATGCCGTGACATGGCGGCGAAAGTTGTCAGCCATCGCATTGCCAGCGGCGCGCAGGCGCTCGACCTCGGCACGCAGCCGCATGACCTCTACACACGGGCAGCGGTAGTTGACGACGGGGTCGTCAACTTGGAGCTGTTCGTCCGCTGCTCGTCTCCAGTTCCACCCAGCGCCCTCACAGACGGTGCACATCGGGTCACCGCTCACGACGGGCCTCCAGTACCGCATCGATTTCTGACATCGGCACTCGGTCGTCGGCGGCAACAAAGACGTGGCAGCCGCAGCGCCTGCAGTCGAGCGAGGGCATCGGCCGACCGTCAGCCATGTGCCACGGCGGCGGCAATCTCCACGCATCGACGCCGCTGCTGCACGAATGGATCACCCACGGGCAATCTCTTTCGTCCAGCGCCCAACGGAACCATGTTTCGTCACTGCTCACGGCTGGCCTCCCACATCCGTGGCGCTGGCGCTACCGTTGTTGCGGGCCTCCCAGTAGTCGACGGTCATTGCCATGCACGACCAACATCCCCCGCATGGAGGCCACGACCAGCAGTCGTGCTTGTGGTCGGCTTCGGTGTGGTGCGAGTCCGGCTCACCGTCCATGTGCGCCTTGCAGCGACAGAGTGGCTCACCGCTCACGACGGGCCTCCTGCCAGGCGGCGTATGCACGATTGCATTGCTCAACCTCGTTGTCTCGGCAACAAACAACGGCGAGGAGCGCCACCTCGGCCAACGCATCGCCAGCGGCACGCAGCCGTTTGATCTCGTCGGCGGCATCGGACATGTGAAATGGAGCCAGCGCCATGCGGTGTTCCGATCGCAGACGCTCCACAATGTCACCGCTCACGACGGGCCTCCTTCGGGGTGGAGCAGGCGGTGCGTCTTGCAGGGCCAGGGTTCGGTGAAGCAGACGCAGCACCATTCACGATCGAACTGCGCTTCGGGCTGATGCAGTGCGTCGATGGCGTCGAGCAAATCGGCAGCGTCGCTGTAGAGCGATGCAATGGATGGGATCGGTACGGTCTGGTGCGCGTCCCGCAGCCGCTCCACGATGTCACCGCTCGCGACCGGCCCTCCCGCCATGCGCTCGACGATGGCGTCACACAGCGCCTCGGCCAGGTCGTGGATGCGCAACTGAGCGTCGTCGTAATCCCGCTCAATCCATGCGCTGCCGGCGTTGGTGTTTGGGTGCCAGCGCTCGTGCAGCACCTCGTCGATGATCGGGTACAGCTCATCCTTGGTCATGGGACATCTCCTGACTGGTCGGGTCGAAGTTGAGGTAGGGGCAGGCGGCAAGGAAATCGGCCGGCATCCGGCGAGCGAACCGGCGGGACATGGGCGGCACTTTCGTGCGGAACTTCCAGGTCTGACGGTTGTCCAAGTCTGTCACACACTCGGCCAGCCCGAAACTCTGCAGCCGCTTGAGCGTGTGGAACATGGCCGACGGCATGACACCGAACATCTGTGCGAATGTCTCGACGCTGAACGTGTACGGCAAGCCAGCCGAGGCGTTGAGCCAGCGGGCGGCGTGATGCAAGACGAGCGTGCTGGTGGGGCCGAGCGCAGGCGTGAGGTACCACAGCGCGTCGTCGCTGTCGCATGCCAGCCACGACTCGTCGCTGTTGTCGTTGGTCCAGAGCATGACTTGGATGATCATCGGGGTGCTTTCTGTCAGGCAGCAACGTCGGCTGCGATGGGGAGGTAGGAGACGAGGTGATCGACTGCGTGCTGGGCGGCAGCAGCCACGGTGAACAAGGTGCGGGGGTCGGCACGCAGGACACGAATCCACGACGCCAGGTAGGCAGCGTGGTCGTCGGTGCGGACACCGGAGTCGGCGTCGAAGCGGGCACAGAAGAACGCAGCGCCGAGTTCAGCGATGAGTTCCTCCATTGCGTACGCATCGTCACCGAAGCGGCCCGACAGGTCACGGTTGCAACGAGTGCTGTGACCCGTCCAGTGCGTCAGTTCGTGGGCGAACGTGCCGTAGTAGCCAGCCGCCGAGGTGAAGTCGGAGAAGTCGGGCATGTACACGACGTCACGGATCGGTGAGTATGCCGCATGGGTGGACCGTTCGACAGTGGCGCCGATCAGCAGCAGGGCCTCCTCGAGCGCAGCCAACCGTTCCGACTCGGGCAGCAGCGTGCGCTCGGGCAACGTGAAGCCGTCGACCTGGGCGACGTTGAACACGTGGAACACGTACGGCACCAGGCGTGTGCGGCCCGGGTTCTGCTTGTCTTCGACGGGCGACCACTTGACCAACTGCACGGACTTCTCGCCCTTGCGGACTTGGGCGCCGACCGACTGCCACTGCTTGTAGGTGGCCCACTGCTGCTCCTGCACATCGTGGATGAGCAACTGCAGCACGTTCATGCCACGGTAGGCGACGCCGGTGGTGGCGTTGGTGGGGGCCAGCATCGACCGCCACGGCATCGACCACGACAGCGACCCGGCCTCGATGCGGGTCACCAGGCGTTCGACGAGGTCGGTCAAGAGGGCATCGACCTTGGACTCAGGCATACCGCTCCTCTCGCTGGTAGTCGTACTTGAAGTCGGACACGCAGTCCTCGCACACACAGGCGTGCGCGTGTTCGGCGTCGTCGAGGTCGTCGACGTCGATGTCATCGGTGTAGATCACGAAGAGGTGGGTCATGGGCTCAGCTTTCTCGGGAAGAAGGACGCCGTACACGACGGCTTGGCAGGACACACACAGGTTCCAGCGGAAACAGCCATCGACAGCGAACGACTCGAGGGTCATCGCCACGTCGGCTGTCACGGCGCATCGGTCACATGGGAGGATCATCGTCATCGTCGGCCTCTCGCAACGGGCCATGTGACGGGCCGTGTTGGTAGGTGTGGGCGATCAACTCTGCGATGAGACGTCGAGCGGCGGGCTGGGTCAACACGAACGCCTGATGCCACTGGTTGCGCGTTTCGTGATGCTGCACGGCAGCGACCATGATGACGTCATCCTCACCGACGTTGTGTTGACGCACGGCGCACGCAGCGTCGGTGAGATGGAGCAGATGGGCAGGCGGCTCGGTGACCGCTCGATAGAGGTTGGTGGAAAGAAACACGGACGTCTCCGTTGGTAGAAGGGTGGCACGACCACGCATCCTTGCGTGCCAGTCAGCAGATTCGGCGACCGCATGCGGAGGGTGCGGTACTGCTGTCTTGATGGACTAGGCGTCGAGGTAGAACTCGTTGCCCCAGATTTCCGTGGGATGCAGACCCATCTTGCACGCAAGACGATCTGCTGCCCACAGAGGGATGCCGTTGGCGGCCCAGCGCCGGGGCGCATGTGCGTCGACACCGAAGAGCCGACCGATCTCACGCTGCGTCGGTTCGGGCAGCCGGAGTTCTTGCTTCGCCCACTCGTAGAGCGGTGCGTACGACACACGGACGGGCCACGACATCAGAAGGGGTCCTCCGGTGCGTAGGTGTAGTCCGACGGCGGCTGCTGCTGCGACGGACGGCCGGCTGCGGCAGGGCCCTGGGTGGTGGTGACGGCGTCACGCACGACCTTCTCGACGGTGGCTCGTGCCCAGCGCAACGAGGGACCGATCTCGTCGATGACGAAGTCCCATGTCTTGACCTTGACGCCGTCCTTGTTGTCGTACTCACGCTGCTGGACACGACCGCTGGCGATGATGCGAGCGCCCTTGGTGAGCGATGCGGCTGCGTTCTCGGCGGCCTCACCCCACAGGGTGCAGTTGTGGAAAGACACCTCCTCCTTCCACTCGTTGTTGACCATGTACCGGCGGTTGTCGGCCAGGCCGAACGACACGAACGCACGCCCACCCTGGGTGAAGCGCAGTTCGGGCTCGCTGGTGAGGTTGCCGATGATGATGATGTTGTTGCTCATGCTGTTGCCTCCTGGGGCGTGGTGAGTGTGGTGCACTCGGGGATGTGGTAGAGGTCCATGTCGGTGCCGACGATGAACGCCGACACGGGCACCGGCAGATTGCCGTGGGGTTCGGTGATGACGACCTGGATGGTGCGCAACCAGTTGGCATCGAACTCGTACGGGGTGTAGGCGACGACGACGAGGCTGGTGGTCATGGTGTTGTCGCTGCGAGAGAAGACCTCGGACAGCTTGGGGATGACCATGATCATCTCACTGGCGAACGTCGTGGCGTCGAGGGCTGGGTCGAGAGGGATTGCGATGACGCTGCTGTTCGGCCGATGCTTGGCGGTCAGACCGAAGCAGTAGACCTGCGGCTTGAAGTCGGGCATCGAATCGATGAGCATGTGTGCGAGAGCGAGCACGTTGCTGGTGTTCTGCTGCTCGTCATACGCAGGCAGTGGCCCGACGATCGAGCGAGGCGTGATGGTCACGCTGTAGTGGGTGTAGGTCATGAGTGGTCAGTGTCCTTCCTGGGAACGGTGAGTCGGTCATAGCCGTAGCGGGCCATGTGTTTGAACTTGTACGCGTCGAAGCGTGAGTAGGTCTGAGCCAGGTCGTCGGCCATCGTGTCGATGATGCGATCGAGCATGATCAGTTGGGGTTGACACCATGCCTCGCTACGTGCCGAGGAGAGACACGCAGCGAGGATGGTGTAGATGGGCGTGCTAGGCGTGCCGGGCGGCATACCTCACACCCCACATCGTGAAGGCACAGCCGTAGCGGACGACACGGTTCTCCTTGATGATGGTGTAGCGGTAGAGCAGGCCGACACGTTCGGTCTGAACGGTGCAGCCGGCCATGTGCCGGATGATGGTCGTCACTCCGATGCGCCGGCGGTGTTGGCCCAGTCACGGATGCTGGGCACGTTGCCCTCGTAGCTGGGCTGCAATGGCTCGACGAGGCGGATCAGGAGGGCGATGGCGGTGAGCGTGTCGTGGTCGTCGTCGGCGGTTGCACGACGCACGGCTTCCTGCAACGTGGAACAACGGATCTCTGCGAGACGCACCTCGCAAGCCCACTCGAAGTTGGTGGGGTCGTACGGCCGAGGGTTGTACGGCGTGAAGCCCATCGACACCACGATGTAGTCGTCGGAGAACGACGAGATGTACAGCGTGGCGTGGGCGAACTTGGCACCGGCCTGGATGTTGCGCAGGGTGTCGGTGATCGTGATGCCGCCCCAACTGACGAGGTTGAGCGTGATCGGCGTGGGTGTGTGTGCAGGCGTGATGAGTTCGCCGGTGCTCTTGGCGTTCAGCCACGCGCGCAGGCCGTCGGCGGCGTCGGTGACAGCCTTGCGCCACAGGGTGCGCTCGGGATGCGGGTCGGTGGTGAGGGGCTTGATGCCGAAGCGGTCGGGATTGTCCATGATGTGATCTCCTTGTCAGTCGCCCAGGTAGGGCTGTGGGTTGGGGAACTGGGCGGTGATGGCCTGGTGGGCCTCGAGGTGGTACTTGATCTTGGCGTTGGTGATGGAAATGTGCTGCTCTTTCAACTCATCAACCAAGTGCTGGGGCAGTGAGAGCACGGAGCCGTACACCTGTGATGCCGTCACGTCGTTGGGCACGGTGAACGTCATCTCCATGACGAGTGAGACGTCGTTGGTGGTGCTCATGTGGTGGGAGCCTTCCCGACGACACCGGCGCCGTCGTAGTGGTAGGTGGTGTCGTGGAGCGTGACGTGCTCGGGCAGGTTGACGGTGTGGAGCGTGTCGAAGATCAGCGACTCATCGATCTGCTGGTAGACGTTGGCGACGATGTCGTTGGCAGCATCCTCGGTGAGAGCGGGCACGTCGATGGTGAGCACGACCTTGTACTCGATGGTGGTGCGCCACATGGTCGTCGGCACGCAGGCTTGGGCGGAAGCCGGAAGCGTGAGGAGGAAGGTCTGGAAGTCGCTGCACCAGTTGCGAGCCTTGGCCTCGTCGAGCAGATTGTCCATGACCGTCTGTAGGTCGGCGTGCAATGAGCGGTAGGCGGCGTCACGTTTGTTGGGTTCGAGGAAGAAGAACTGGTCGGGAGTCGGTGTGGTCATGGGAACCTCTTTCAGGGGAAGACGAGCACCGTGCAGGTGCGGTTGTAGGGATCGAACGAACCGTTGAGAGCGTCACAACGGTCGCCGGGCGCACCACCTGCACGCAGATGGATACGCACGAACTGGTGGCCGGTGAGCGGCATGGGCTCACCTTCGTAGATGTCGATGGTCTTGGAGAGTCGCACGGTGGCGGAGCAGTTGACGACGGCGAGTCCGAACAGCAGCACTCCGACGATGGCCGCAGCGATCCATGTGACGATGCTCAGGGGTGAGTAGACCGGCTTCATGCGCACGTCACGTGCAGGTCGGCCAACGTGATGTCGAACTTGCATGGCAGGTCGAAGGCGTTGTACCCGACGATGGTGGCGATGCCGTTCTGAATGTGGAGTGCGGCGTCCCACATGACTTCCAGGGCGGAGCCGTTGGCGATGGAGGACAACTTGTTGCCATCGAACTCGTAGACAGAGCCGGTGGTGTTGGTCATGGTGGCGACGGTGCGGGTCATGGGAACCTTTCGGTGGGAAATGGACATGGGCGAAGGGGAGCAGTTTGGAGTCATGCTCAGGACTGGTGAGACGGAGGTGCCTCTCACCACGCACGCAATTCCAGCCGCAGCTAAGCGTGCTTTCCGCTGTTCATTACGACACATGGCCCAACTGGCGGCTAAATCACCATGTGAAGTCGGTACGTTCCAGCAAGGGGCGATCCGATGATCAGTCGGAGCGAGCCTTGGTGTCACATACAGCGATGTGGAGTGTGTGCGCAACGATCCATGTGACGTTGGCGCAACGATCCATGTGATAGTGGAGACCTCTCGCCGTGGGTGTCCGCCATCGAGCGTGAGCTCGAGGGCAGCAGTGCGTCGGCGCAGCCGGCCGCACAAGCCCCGCCGTGAGGCGGGGCGCGCGGCTGCCCGGGCCGGGCATCCCCTGACTGGGGGACGCTCGGCCCGGGCGGCTACGCGGTCACTCGGGGTCGATCGCCATTGCGGCCGCGTGTGCAAGGTCCAGGGCGGAACGCTTGCGCTCGGTGGGCTGTTCGTCCCTGTGCTGCTCGTCGCTCGGCGCGTCGGCCTCGGCCGCTGCCTGCGCGATCTCGACGAGGCGGCGCGCTGCCTGCTTGGCTTCGTGCCACCGCTTGCCGATCTGCTCGGCTGTGGTCGGACTGAGTACGGCGAGCAGTCGTACGTTCGACAAGAAGGCGCGCTGTTCACCTGCGCCGGGCTCGGCGCGCTTGCTGTCCGGCACGTACTGGCCGAGATAGGGGACGCGGTTTCCGTCGGGCAAGTCGTAGAACATCGTCTCATGGTGCGGAACGGCGATGAGGTGAACGAGGTATTCACCATCGCTGTTCGTGCGGTCGTGGTCGTCTGCGAGCATGAACGTCACCTCGCCTACGGTGATCGTGCCGACGAGGTCGTCTCGCTTGTTCCATCGGCGCGTGTAGACCTTGTCTGTGCGAACCTCTCCTGTGTACAGATCGACTCGGCGCACCTTGCGGTGTTCGTGCAACTGGTTCGTGAGATTCTTTGTCCAGAGATCGAGGGCGACGCGCTCGGGGATTCCGTCGGCGCGCAGGGCGTCGACGTAACTGGCGGCGGTCATCTTGGGCGACGCGTAGCGGTCGGTGAGCGTCTGGGCGACCTGCTCGACTACGGCGAGTGCCTGCACGTATTCGGCCGTGTCGTAGTAGGGCAAGTCCTCGGGCATCATCGAAGCGCGGGCGGCGTCGTCGATGAGACCATCGGCGTACGCTTCGGGGTCGCGAAGCATGGCGACGGTGGCGGCGTCGCGCTGCTCGTCGGTGTACTGCGCGGGCTTCTTCCTCGATGCGCGGGGCTTGCGGGGCTTGGTGGGCTTGGGGGTGGTGGTCTTTGCGGTCATGGTGTGGGTTCCTTCTGTGGGTTGGTTGGTGGTGGTTGGGTTGGTGGTCACTTGGTGGGCTTCGACTGGCTGCGGATGACTCGGCGCGTGACGTGCACGGTTGCGCCATTCACGACGAGCGCGATTCGGTCGAACTCGATCACGGCTGGTCGGTGCTCGGTCTCGGGCGCGTCGTCCTCGTATTCCTGCGCTGGCAGCGTGTCCAGCATGGCGGCGAGTGTGTGGGGGTCGGTCGGGATTTCTCGGGCGTGGTACATGGTGGGTGTCTTTCTGCTCGGGGCAAGCGGTCGCGCTGCCGTAGGCAAGCGTATCCGCTCGGGGGTGTACGAACGGACAGTTACCGGGCGGTAAGACGACGCGCACTAGCGGGTAGGTTCGTATGCGCCTTTGTTCGTAGTGTGTGTGCACTGCGCCGGCGGTAGTGCAGATGCACTAGACAGCCATAATGCCTGTTGCCCATCGGGGGGTGATGCGTTTGCACCCCCCGGGGGGCTACAGAGCCAAAAAACGCCGACACGGTTGTCAAGGGTCAGGGTGCAGATTGTTTCCGGGGGCATTTTGGTTTCCCCGGAAAGAATCTGTGCACTGACTTGCGAAGCCCTTGACAACCGTCTCCGGGCTGGATTGCGCCAGGGCTAGGCGGCTCCGTCCGCCGTCAGCGGGGGTGCACGGGGGTGCAACCCCCTGCCCCGGCTGGAAGCCCCCCCGGAGGGCAGGCCGGGTAGCAGGACGTCGCTGCGCGCTGCGGACTTGCATGTCTGACGGTCGCCAGCATGTCGTTTGTGCGCAGCGCCAACGATCACGCACGCAGAAAGCCGGACGGTGTTGGCTGCGTGCGTCGGTGCCGACCAGCGAGTCAAAGAGTGGGAGGAGAACGGTTGAAGTAGCCAGATCAAGACGGCGATCGCCACGCGTGCGTAGGCCCGACGAGCCACGCAGCGTCGGTGAAGCGTCTGGATCACCAAGAGACGAGTGAGTTATCCACAGTCCCGACGGGGCAGGGGCTTGACCCCCACGACCAGGCCTACGCACCTGTGGATAACTCACGGGAGGGCAGTGGGGTAGAGGGGCAGGTGGGGACGGGTGTACGTGACAGCCCGCTCAACCCGGCGCAGCGTGGTCGTCTCGGTTGACCCCTTCGGTGGGGTCGAGCGAGGCGGACCAAGGGTGTCGGGTGGGTCGACCCGCCGCTTCGGTGCGGTGGGTTGGCCTGCCCGATG